CAACAATGATCTCAGGAGAAACATACACGGACAATCTAGGAGCTTTTAGTCGCTGGCTAGACCGTATTTCCCGTCCCGAAGTCCAAGATCTTCGGTCTGCTATCTGGAAGCACACTCCCAAAGGTGCTGACGCAGACGGATGGACAAGGGAAGAAGTGTTGGAACACTTCCTCGAGCACGTGAGTTTTGATGGACCTAAGTTCAGTCCTCACATGCGAGAGCGCGAGCATGGTGAATTAAAGTACTTCACCATCCCCTGGTCAGAAAGACCATCATGGAATGATTGGGGACCACCAAAGGTAGAGAGCTATTTTAACAGAAAAGCAGGATCGCTTAGTACGTTGGATAACGACATCAGACTTTTCGACGATGAGTATGGTGTTCGAACTCCTCTACAACCGTTCCATAAAACTGCACGCCGCTTGCCCAGCAACAGCAACAGTGGACTGCCGTGGCTGGCAGCACATTGGGGGCAAAATATAAAAGGCGCTGTAGTTGCAGAAACATCTGCTCAATGGAGCCAAGATAATCCACGCGAAATTCCACCTTCCATGCCTATGTGGAGAGTGGATCCACCTGCAAAGGTTAGGTTCGCGTGGGCAGAGTCTAAGTACGAAGCGTTGTACGGCGCCCCGTTCATCTACTCTATACAAGACGCTATGCGGAAGCAACTCCGGTATATAGGAGGACCTTTCGACGCATGGGAAGGACAACAAGTCGTAGGCGATAGGATCCAGAGAGATCTGGAGACAGGAGACCATGAGTATATTTCATGTGATTACTCCTCGTTCGACCAAACGCAGAGCCCTGAACTGCTCCGCCGGGTCAACAACGACTTGATTCATCCTATGGTTTGGAATAAGAAACCGAACATGTTCAAAGCATGGTCGGAAAACCTGGTTACGGGACCAGTGATTACTCCAGATCGTCTTTATACAGGTGAACATGGCATGCCGTCGGGAAGTGTAGGTACTAACTTTATTGATAGCATCAATAACGCGCTTTGCCTCACCGGGTACATCGATAACTATTCGATTAAGGATAGTAAATATTGGGTACAAGGAGATGA